CGTGTAGCACTTCGGGCAGAGGAAGCTGACGCCGTCGGCGTCGACGAGATTGAGCGCGTCCTTCGCATGCGCGTCGTCGATGCAGCGCATGAGGTACGCGTCCAGATCGCGGAGGGAGATACGTCGGCCGACGTGGCCGCGATACGTCGTGAGCGCCGGCTGCATCGCTCCAGCATAGCCGCGCGCCGTTCCGGCGGTGTAGCTTCGCATCATGTCCCTGTTCTCGCGTGTCGGTGCCGCGCTCGCAGCTCCGTTCCGCCGCTCCTCGCGCGCCGACTCCGCCGACAGCGCGCCGGCGCGCGCGCGGGGTCGTCGCGCCGACGGCTGGGGCAACGTCATCACCGGGCTCGGCGGCTTCAAGGACAAGCGGCTAGGCGGCTACAACACGGTTGACATCGTCGTCGACATCCAGGCGCGCGACATGTGGCGAGGCGACGACATCGCCAAGCGCGTGATCGAGATGCTGCCGATGGACTCGATGCGCCGCGGCTACGTCATCAAGACCAAAGAAAAAGAGATCAGCGAGGCGATCGCCGGCGCCGCGGAGGATCTCCGCTTCGACAGCGCCGTCCGCAAAGCGGACATGTACGAACGAGCGTACGGCGGATCCGCGATCTTCCCGATCATCCATGGCGCTACCGGCGACCTCGGCAAGCCGCTCAACGAGGACGCCATCACCAAGGTGCTCGCGTTCCACGTGCTCGAGCCGAGAGAGCTCTATCCGGTGCGCTGGTACGGCGATCTGCTCTCGCCGAAGTTCGGCATGCCCGAGACCTACCGTTGCATCCCGCTGTTCAGCGGCGGCGCGATGGCAACGCCGATCGTCGAGATCCACGAGAGCCGGCTGATCATCTTCCCCGGCATCCGCGTCACCCGCCTTCCCCAAGCCGGCGCACTACTCGGATGGGGCGACAACGTGCTCACCGCGATGAGCGGCGTCCTCCGCGACTTCGGTCTCGCGTGGGGCACCGCGGCGGCGCTCCTGCAAGACTTCTCGCAAGCGGTGATGCAGATCGAAGGGCTCGATCAGATCGCGGTCAACGATCAGGGCAACGTCGCTCAGGCCCGGCTCCAACAGATCATGATGCTGCGTTCGTTCATGAACGCGGTCGTGATCGACACGAAGGACAAGTTCTCGCGTCAGCAAACGCCGATGAACGGCCTCGCCGACCTGCTACAGCAGTTCGCGACCAGGCTCGCGGCGGCCGCGGGCATGCCGGTGACGAAGCTGATGGGCATGTCGCCGGCCGGGCTCAACGCGACGGGCGAGAGCGACACGATCGGATGGGACGACAGCGTCTCCGGGCATCAGGCGTACCTGACGCCGATGGTCGAGCACGGCATCCGACTGATCACCAAGTCGAGCGAGGGTCCGACCGACGGCGAGGAGCCGGATCAGTGGTCGATCGAGTGGCGCCCGCTGCGCTCGCCGACCGAGAAGGACATCGCGCTGACGCGGCTGTCGATCGCTCAGGCCGACGACCTCAACATCAAGAATCAGATCTACAGCGGCGAGGACGCGGCGCGGTCGCACTACGGAGGCGACACGTACAGCTACGACATCGTGATCGATTGGAAGGAGCGCGAGGCGCAACAGAAGGCGATCGAGGATGCCGACGCTCAAGCCGCACAGCTCGCGCTGATGCCCGGAGCGCCGGGAGCGCCGGCGATCCCCGGCACGCTTGGCGCTGGCGCGGCGGCGCCCGGCGGCGCGGCTGGCAAGCTGACGCCTCCTCCGAGGCGTCCGGCCGTTGCGCGCGGCGGTGGAAAGGTGGTGGCCGCCGGCGCTGCGGGCTCCGCGGCCGCGGCAGAGGGCGCCGACGTTCCGCGCGTGGATCCTGACGAGCGCATGACGAAGAAGACCGACGGACGCTCGACGCGCTCCGACGCGGCGCGCGCCGACTTCGATCCCGACCAGCCGCGCGACGACCGCGGGCGCTTCGGCGGTGGCTCGAGCTCGGGCGGCGAGCACGGCGCCGGCGCCGCGAGTTCGAAGGCGGCCGCCGCGTCCGAGCACGCCAGCGCGGCCGCACACGAGGCCGGAAAGCACCCGAGCGAGAAGACGCACACCGAAGCGTCCGGAGCCCACCATGCCGCCGGCGATGCACACGCGCACGCGGCCGGCGAGCACGGCAAGGGCCACGGCGGCGAAGGCGCTGGCCTCGGCGAGCTCGCGGAGGCGGTCGGGGAAGGTGTTGCCGGCAAGGAAGCGGTCCGAGAGGTCGAGGAGTAGCGTGCCGACGCGGCGAGCTGCTCGACGCGACACGGCGGTCGCGCACGCGGCCAAGCACACCGCCGACCTCGTGCGGATGCACCGCATCGTGGGATCTGCCGCTCGCCCGGAGAAGCGCATCCCGCCCCAGCTCTATCCGCACATGCTGGAGAACGAATACGCCGCGGTGCTGGTCGGAGTCGTACGCGCCGCGGCCGCGGCGCTCCAGCCGCTCAAGGATCGCTTGCCCGAGCTCCTCGCCAGCGCGCGCGCCGCGCGCGGCGATGCGTCGGACCTCGAGGTGGGCCACGTCGCCACCGAGCTCGCGCTCCAGCGCCGCGAGGTCGCAGGGCTGCCGGTCGTGATCGAGAATGCCGCCGGCTCGGTCCGTCGCTGGTCGACGAGCGACGGATCCGAAGGCTCGACAGTGATGCGGTTCGACTACGGTTACATCGACGGCGTGACCGGGGCCGATGGCGAAGAGGTCGACGTGTATCTCGGTCCCGAGCTCGAGCCGGAGACGGTCTTCGTGGTGCACCAGCACACGCCGCAACCCGTCTCCGATCTTCGGCGCCGCGCATTCGCGATGTACGCCGTGCCTGACCCGGAATGGCAGTACGACGAGGACAAGGTGATGCTGGGGTTCGCGAGCGCCGCGGCCGCGCGCGACGCCTATCTCGCGCAGTACGACGATCCGCGATTCCTCGGCTCGATGACCAGCATGTCGATCGCCGACTTCAAGGCGGCGCTTCGCGAGCTCGAGCCGGGTGACAAGATCGCGCACGCCGACGCCGGAGACGAGGGCCGCAAGGTTCGCGAGATGATCGACCAGGGCCGGCTGCAGATGCAGGCACGGATCAACCTCAGCCGGCTCGAGGCGGTCGCTCAGAATTTCGGCAAGCGTGTGACCGAGCAGCAACGCGGCGAGCTCCGCAAGCAGGTGAAGGCGGCGCTCGGCGTCGACATCGTCGGCCACGATGCGCGTGTGCCAGCGATGCTCGCGCACTTCACCGCCGAGAACGTCGCCTTGATCCAGCGCATCCCGGCGCGGCTGTTCGACGACGTCGGGGCGCGCGTCACTCGCGCGTTCACGGCGGGGCGACGACACGAAGACCTCGCTCGCGAGATCGCGAAGGCGGAGGGCACGACCGAGAACGCGGCGCGGCTGATCGCGCGCGACCAGATCGGCAAGCTGAACGGCCAGGTCAACGCCAGCCGACAGCAGGAGCTCGGCATCCGATCCTTCACGTGGAAGACCGTTGGCGATGAGCGCGTGCGCGGCGATCCGGACGGTCTCTATCCGAAGGCGCGGCCGAGCCACTTCGACCGCGACGATACCGTGTACACGTACGACGACCCGCCGCATGGCGACGACGGCCCGGAGCTTCCCGGCGAGCCGATCAACTGCCGTTGCACGGCGGAGCCGGTCTTCGATGACATCCTCGACCAGATCGATCCAGGCGAGGGCGCCGGCGACGACGACACCGAAGCGGCGGAGGCGCCCGACGTCGAGCCCGCTCCCGATGCGGAGGTCGCGCCTGCGGTCGCCGCCGAGGTCGCCAGCGAGGTCGCCGCGGAGGTCGCTGCCACGGCCGAGGCTCCAGCAGCGGAGGAGGTCGCGGCCGAGGCGGCGCCGGCCCTGGCCGCGCTGCCGGTCACCGAGCCCGAAGCTCCGCCGGAGATCTTCGCGCCCAAGAAGAATCCCAAGCGAGTCGAGGCCGCCAAGACCGCAGGCCTTGCATCAGCCGAGCGGCGACGCGAGATCATGTCGGCCGTCAAGAGCAACCTGCCATCCGAGCTCCACCTCGCGTGGGACAAGGAGGGCAGCAAGTTCTTGCGCGAGAACGGCGCCCGCATCAAGGGCATCAAAGATCGGATCAACGCGGCCTCCAAGATCTCGGAGGCGTTCGCGGAGACGTACGGGTCTGGTGAGGCGAGCGCATTCGGCAACGAGGGCGATCGCTACTTCGCGCGCCAGGAGCTCGAGGCCAAGCACGCCGAGACGTGGGCAGACGAGCAGGAGCGGGACTACTACGCCAAGGCGCAGCGCGAGGCGTTCGAGGCCGGCGACGTCGACGAGTCCGGAGAGCTCACCGAGCAAGGTCGAGCGAAGGAGCAACAGCTGCTAGACGACTTCGCACCGCCGAGCTCGCGCCTGCCGGATGATCCTCCGTTCTGATAGAATGCCAGCGTGAGCGTCGACGCGAGCCAGCGATCGCCGGAGATCCTGCTGAGGGTGGCCGCGCGAGCTGTCGCCGACGCGCGCCAAGCCTGGACGCGCGTGCGAGCGCTGGTCGCGGCCAACGCCGGCGACGACGACGCCAACGCCGACGCTGACGCCGACGCTCTCCGCGCGGCTTACCGAGCTTGCTTGCTTGCGGCTCGAGCGTGTCGACGCGCCGCGCAGGCGCACTCGCACGATGCCTCGCATCACGTGCGGCTGATCGCGGAGGCGACGCGTCTCGACGAAGAGGCATCGGGCCTCAGGGCGCGGCTCGCCAAGGTCGCCGCGCTGGATGCCGCGTTCGCCTGATCTGTTCAGCGGCGCGGACGCGGAGTAGCCTCGGCGCATGACCATGCGCGCCATCTACTCCCCGCACCACAAGCACAACGTGATCGTCGGCGGCCGGCGCAAGCCGGCGCCCGGAGCTCGAGCCAAGCATCACGCCGAGCTCAAGCACATCCTGACTGCCGCGCTTCCGTCGCCGCCGACGACCTTCTCGTTCTGGAACGCTTCGTGCGACTCGGTCGAGCGGAGCATCTTCCTCAACGACCAGCTCGGCGACTGTGTCGAGGCGGCGATCGGCGGTCACCAGCTCGGGCTCGCGACCGGCAACGACGGCTTGCTGGTCACGCCGAGCGACGCGCAGATCGAGGCGCAGTACAGCGCGATCGGCGGCTACGTGCCGGGCAACCCGAGCACCGATCAGGGGAGCGACGAGGTCACCGCGGCCAACTACTACTCGAGCACGGGATGGAGCGACGGCACGATCGGGCTCGGTCAGATCAGCGTCGACGCCTCGAGCAAGCCGCAGATGGCCGCGGCGATCTTCTACTTCGAAGGCGCGATCGCGTGCGCGTGCTTGCCGGACGCCTGGATCTCGCCGTTCCCCAGCGGCGACGGATTCGTGTGGGACGTCGCCGGCTCGCCCGACGACAACAACGGCCACTGCTTCATGATCACCGGCATCAACGCCCAGGGCTACGAGATCAACACCTGGGGAATGAAGGGCACCCTGACCTTCGCGGCGGCCGCGATGTACCTCGTCGACAGCGCCGGCGGCAGCGTCAACGTGATCTTGACGCCCGACATCATGAGCAAGGCGCAACAGGTCGCCGGCAACGGCATCGCATGGGCACAGCTCGTCGTCGAGTTCAACGCCGACGGCGGCAACGCGCCGGTCCCGCAGCCCGCGCCGGCGCCAAGTCCGACGCCGGCGCCGACGCCGGCGCCGACGCCGACCCCTACGCCGACCCCTACGCCGACCCCAAGCCCGACGCCGGCCCCTCCGGCACCGGCTCCGGCGCCGAGCTCGAGCCCGACGCTCGCCCAGGTCGACGCCGCGCTACAACACGCGTTCGGCGCTCACCACTCGTCCGTCATCGTCACGCGACAGGCGTTGCGCCTGGCGCTCGAAGCGGTCTCGGCGCTGTGGAGCCCGACGACGACTCCGTGATCCGCGGTCTCGACATCCTGATCGAGATCGGGATCGTGGTGTTCATGATCGTGGCGGCCGTGCTCGTGATGCTCGCGGTCGCGCGCGTGCTGCTGTAGCCGTCGGCAGAGGCCTCGCAACGGCTGGGGCTTGTTCCGAACGAACGCGCGAGTTACGTTTGCCGCGTGAGAGTCATCCGCGTCGATGCCGGAACGCTGCTGCGAGCTCCAACGCGGACGCCGCAAGGCTTCCTGCGCGTGGATGGTTACGTCGGTCGGTCGGGCGTGTACGAGTATACGAACGAGGATGGCTCCATCCGTCGCGAGTATCGTCCGCCGGACGAGGTGTTCAAGGCTGACAGCCTGGCGACCTTCGAGGGCGCACCGCTGACCGATGGGCATCCGATGTCGCCGGTCACGCCGAGCAACGTCAAGGTGCTCGAGGTCGGCCACCTGACCGGCGCCGCGCGGCGCGACGGCAAGCACATCGCCGCGGGCATGGTGATCAAGGATCCGAAGGTGATCGACAAGGTCGAGAGCGGCGGCGCGACGCAGCTCTCGCCGGGCTACGCGCTCGACCTCGAGATCAAGTCGGGCATCACGCCGGAGGGCGAGCGGTACGACGCGATCCAGCGGAACATCGAGGTCAACCACGTCGCGATCGTCGACCAGGCCCGCGGCGGCCCGACGGTTCGCATGCGCATGGACAGCGCGAGCGGCTTCCATAGCGTAGCGGTCGAGCGCCAGCGCGCCGACAACGAGCTCGACGCCGAAGCGCGCAACAAGCTCGAGCCGAAGGAGTTCGCCGGTCCCGATGGCGTCCTGCCGATCGAGAACGAAGAGCACGTGCGCGCGGCGATGTCGCGCTTCGGTAAGGCCAAGCTGACCGGCGACCAGCGCAAGACGGCCTTCGGCAAGATCGTCGCGAAGGCGAAGAAGCTCGGCATCGACGCGAGCGGCTTCATCAAGAAGTGGAAGAGCCGACTCGACTCGATGCGCGCCGACGATCCGGCCGACGGCGACGGCTACACGATGGACGACGATGACGA